CTACTTCGCAGCCGTCGATGTTGTCCTCGCACCACCGTTTCAGATTCCGGGCCTTGCTCCACTCATCGTTGAGCTTCGATACTTCCCAGACATCGGCAAACGGGTCTGCAGCGGACTGCACCGCGGTCGGCCTATCGTTGGTCTGCTCCAGCTTGGTCTTGGCGTCGTTGAGCTCCCGCTCAAGCGCCTCGGCCTTCTCCAGCGCCTCTTTCTTCTGGCGCGTGAGCTTGTCGATGCGTTTGCGGTAGCCAAGCGAATCCTCGTCGCTGTTCTCTTCGGTCTCGGAAAGAACCTCCTGCTCAGGCGACTCAGCCTGAGCGTCCGTTTGTTGTGCGGTCGGCTCCGCATCCTCGGCCTGATCGTCCACGGCAGTGGCTTCCGGCTCCGGCACTTGTCGCTCGACGGCTGACGCCTTCTCTTCCTCCCCGCTGAATCGTGTCTTCAGTAGCTTCGCCAACGCCGATTCGTCGAACTGCATCGGGTTGATTGGGGGCTGTGCCGTGTTTTGGGCAGGTTTCGCTTCCTGTGTATTCTGGATGTCCATGCTTTTAGACCCTGCAAGCCGGGTGTGCTGCACCATGGTTGTTTAAGGCCAACCAAGAAGCCGTTGTATGAGTGAGAGCCTAGAACTGACCGGAAGTCAATTCCCTCCCATTTCTTAACGCACTGATTTGTGCGATGAGATCTTTGATTGCGGCGGCCCTGCCTGAGTTATAGGCACGGTCTTCCGCGGAAAGTGATGGCATGATGGCGTTGAGCACCTCGTCATGCAGCGTGTCGTCGATGAGTTGGCCCATAGCCTTGAGCACCGGGTGCTCCTCGGACACGGAGAGGGCCTCCGAAAGCTGTTCGTCGGTCAGTTTCATTGGACTCCAAGGCGGCCGGTGATGGCGTTCTGCTGCTGTTGGACGCTGAACTGCAGGTTCTCAATGTACTTCTGCAGGTTGGCTTGGAAAAGCGGGTCCTGCTGAAGCTGGGCCTGGTATTTTGGGTTGGATTGCAGCACTTGCTGGCTGAATTGCAGGCGCATGGGCGCGGTTGGGTCATTCTCCCGGAGTTGAGGCGGGTTGCCGAGTGACATGAGAGCGATCTCGTCGTTGGTCTCGTTGAACATCTTCTGCGCGGCCGGACCCTGCTGCATGACCAGCTCGCTGGCAAGGTTGGGGTCGATGGCCCGGAGAGCTACCGAGATGAGCTTGGCGCGGTCGATGACGCCGGCGGTGTCGAGGGGCAGAACAAGGGTGCTGATGGCCTTGAGCTTCTCGGTCACAAGGTCGGTAGACAGCTCGCGGATGTCGAATTTCAGCATCACATCGAAATCCTGCACATCCTGCGGGAGCGGAGTGCTCGAGGCCGTGATGCGCTGGATCTCGGCCGGGCCGACATATTGGAGCGTCAGGGACAGAACCTGGCGGAAGGCCTCGGTCCAGCCGTGCAGCCAGTTGTTGATCAGGCGCTGCTGGCGCATCTGGGTGATGACCGGCGGGACTTTCTCGGTCGGGCGGCCGAAGTAGCGGTCGGTCTGGGCCTCAATGGCCGCGATCAGTTGAAAGGCCACACCGGGCTCACGCGCAGGGGGCGCCAAAAAGCCGATCTCGCCGCGGCGCAGGACCGGGATCTGAACGGCGGGACCGATCTTCAGGTTGCCGCCTCGAGTTTTGGGGACCTCGATGGGCGGCAGCGTGGCGAGGGACGTGTAGTCGAAGATGGAGTCGCGCTGGGCCTTGACCTCGTGTTGCCAGGTGGAGCACACCTCGGGCACGCCGCGGCTCTCGGTGATCTGGCGGTGGATTAGTTCAGAGCGCCAGATGACGAAGGGGTACTGGCCGTGCGTGTAGTCCAAGAGGTCGAAATAGCCCCACTTGTCGCCGACCTGGGGGCTGAAGACGGTGTAGAACACGCCCGGGATACCGTCGGAGTCGATGGACTTTTGGTAGGCGTAGACAACCTCAATGAGGTTCTCGCGGTCGAGGATGGAGTTCTCGGCAAGGCCGACGGCTGCGTAGGTGTAGGCCGAGTAGTCCGAGAAACGGCCCATCGTCTTGATGGCTTCCTGCGCCCACTCGGCGTCCCAGTCCTCGGTCTCCACCTTGTTCAGGAGCTGGGCCTCGGTCATGTAGTAGCGGCGGAAGATAACTCGGGCGGACTGGATGTCGGTGGTCTCAAGCGGGAAGACCAGCTCGTCGTAGGGTGCCAAGGCAGCAACCATGGGCTTGTTGCTGACCATGGTGGGGATAGGGAAGTCGCACTCGCCCTCAGTGCGCAGTTCGCGGATGGCCTTGAGCGCCCGGCGCTTGCGCAGATTGGGGAAGGCAGCGAGCAGGAGCTCCGCGGATTGGTCGTCGGCCTCGGGGTTGGCAATGAGATTGGGCAGGTCGGCCAGGATGGAGCCCTCGGGCGACTGGGCTGCCAAGGCCATGACCTGGTCCATCGTCAGGTACTGCTCCTTCTGCCCCATCTCCTGCTGCCAAGTGACGTGGACGCCGGCCCAGCCGTAGGTCCAAAGGTACTGGGAGAGCAATTCGACCTCGCGGGTGAGGTCGTTGTACATCCGGGAGTTGACCGTCCAATCCATCAGGTTGTGCGCGGTGACGGCCTGGTCAAGCTGGCTGATGTTGGTGGGCGACACGCGGAGCATCGAGCGCCAGAAGGAGGTGGAACAGAGGTCGACGAGGCCGTTGATCACCTCGTCGGCCAGCGGGATGCGCGTGTCGGAGGCGCCGTCCCAGGGGAAGGCCGGCTTGTTGCGGTTGGCGTCGTTGTTCTTCTTGCCGTCGTCGGTCTGCCCAGGCCAGCGGCAGTAGCGCACGTTCTCGGCATTCTCGACCCGGGCGAAGACGCCATAGTCGGTGGCCGAGCGCCGCAGCTCCTCGGTCAATGCCGGTACATTGGGCTCGTCGCCGACCCGTGCCATCACGTCGGTTGCTTGCTTGTAGGAATCTCCTTGCATAGTGAAATGGTTTAGTATCCGCCACCGCCGCGGCAATCAAAGCCCCCGCGGCCTACGAACGCAAGACTTGAGACCAAAAGCATCCCCAAACAGTCAATGGGATCTTTGGTGCAACCCTTCTGCCCGTCGCGGCCGGTGTGCTCGGATAGTGCGTAGGAAAGGTTTGCGCAGGTGTCGGTGATGTAGAGGGAGGGCTCGTTGAGCGGGGTGAGAGGCTGGGTGGCGTCGTAGGAGAGGAGCGAATTGATGGCGGATGTGCGCTGGTCGACGGGCACGCCAGGCGCCGGAATGAATGCCATGCCATCGTCGGTGGGGTCGTCGGACTCGGCTAGGAGGTCAATGAGGGTCGTGCCGCCGGCCTCGGAGAGCGCGGGGGAACCGCCGGCCTTGGGGTCGATCAGGCGCATGACAGGCTCGCCGTAACCGAGATCGGACTCGATTTGGCGGAAGAGCTTGCGGTATTCAGAGATGGAACGGCCGGCGTCTAGGGTCTGGGCGGGACCAAGCTTGCCGTCGGGCTTTTCGGAGGGCAGTGCCCACTCGCCGTAGTTGCTGAAGTCGGGAAATTCGCGGACAACGACACGCTTGCCGTCCTCGTAGACTAGGAGCCACAGGCAGAACCAGTTGCGAGCCCCGGCAGGGTCGCAGACCATGTATAGCGTGCCGCCGGATGGCACCTTGGAGGCCGGAATGCAGTGGATATCGGAGCGGAAACGGGCGAAGGCTTTGCCGATGTTGTCCGAGGCCCAGCCGTAGGCCCGGGTCAGGATCTGTCCCATAGGCGAGGTGACCAGCTTGGACTTCATCTCGTCGAATGGGTTGTACGGGTTGTCTTCCGAAAAGAAGAACACCGTGCGCCGGTTGGTCTGGGGCTGCACCATGGCGCGGGCGGACTTACCCATAGGCCAAGTAGGCAGGGCCTGCTTGCCTTTGATGAGCTCGGCGTCGTCAAAGCGGGTGATTGCGGAGCCTGCGGTGAACTCCTTGTAGACCGAGGCAACGCCTTCGAGGGGAGTCTGGGTCACGAGGAGCTTGCCGCGGCGGGTGATCAAACGGTAGCGCAGTGTGTCCACCCAGGATTGCGGCACGAGCTCATCACACCAGATCATGTCGGCCTCGCGGCCCTCAATGGTGTTCTCAGACTGCGTGTAGTTCAGGAAGTCGCAGCGGGAACCGTTGGGCAGGATGAATGAACCGTCGGTGAAGCCATTTTTGCGGGAGTAGTTCAGGTAATGAATGCGACCCTTCTTGGTGGCCCGTAGTGCTACTGGGAGATAATTGTAAATAGCGGGCTGTTGCACTGTTACACTAGTGGCATGGCTAGTGTGACAGCATAGCACGCTGGCGTTCTCCTTCTCGAGGAGGGTTTGAACCACGCGGCGGGCGGCCCAGAGGGTTTTGCCGGCGCGGTTGCCACCAGAGATCAGTAGCTCTTGAGTGAGTGCGTACTCGGCGTTGGCGATCTCCCAGTGGTCCGGGATGTAGCCGTAGGTGTAGGGGTCGGCCTTCTCGAGCAGCACGAGCTGGGTGCGCTTGAGCTTGAGATCGGAAGAACGAGGATGACTCGGGTCAACCTTCGGTATAACAGGGTGCTCAGGCTGTTCGTTCCACCATGCCTGTCGGCATTTCTCATCACAGAACCGCTTTTGCTTAGGGCCAGAGTGCTGCTTGATGATCTCGAAGGGCTTGGAGCAGGTGAGGCAGATGGGGTTGGTCATTTGTTAATATTTTTCGCTTTAGAGAACCCGTCGCCTTTCGCCTGTTTCCGCGGTGCTCCGACCCCCTCCCCCCGGGCTGCCGCGGTGACTGCGTTGTTGCCTGCCGTGCCAGGGGTAGGACATTGGGTCTGCCGAGTGGTGCAAAAGTGCGTTTCGATCAATGTTTACAAGGGTTTGCTGCGTGTTTGCGTGACCAAGTGAATATAATACGTATTGTGCAAGAAAACGCCGAAACAAGCCTAAATGCGTGGTTTTTGATGATGCTGCGGCGCTAGGGGTAGGACATTTCGGGCCATTACCTAAACTATGTCGGGCGTCTGCTCGTCATTCACAGGGGTCACATTCCTGTCCCGCAGGTCTTTCACCAAGTCGCGGTGGCTGACACTGGCTGTCATAGCAAGATGTATGCTAGTTGGCTGGCCCTTAACCATCGCCAATTTGTCCGTCAAAACGCCCACCGATATCGGTAACGTACGATCATCGATCAACATCATAGAGGATTCAGCCAGTCGCTTGGTGCCTTTCCAGATCGCAACCTCCAGGAATCCGGTCACATCCTTCCTCCAGTCTTCCTCGTTCTCCGGGTAATCCGCCGGCACCTTGACACCGCGGATCAGCTTAAACGCTGTCTGCGGAGACAACCCAGTGGCTTCCGCGATCTTCTCCAGTGACTTGTTCTCGATGATTCCGTTAACGATAACGTCAGCACGCTTTTGGGTGAGCTTAGAGTTGAAATGCTGACCTGGATGCTCGGATTTCATGTATCCAAGTTCTTCAGCGGCCTTTAGAACCTTGTCTTTGATTCCTGCTGGGACGTTGGTTTTCCCGGAAAGCACTCTTTGCGCATACTGGTGATTAACTCCAGCAGCAGTTCCAACATCTCTAAGACTCGGCCTCTTCTTTGGTTTCTCACCCGGCATAAGGCGCAAAGCTGTAGGGGAACTCTCCCCAGTGGTTGAGTTGTTTGCGGGGCTTCATCGAGAGGTGCTTCACTCTGGCCAGGGTCATCCTGACTGCGGCAGCGTAATCCTCACTGAGATACTCAAGTTTGCCGGGCATGGATTCCATGGCCAGTGGCATCCACAGGGTCGGGAAGCGCTCGACGCGCACATCGTCGCACCAGTCGATCCTGTATGGGTTCTGCACTCCTGACCCTCCCAACGCATCAAGCGTCGCCATAAGGCATTTACGGGGGATTGCGAGGCATCCCGATGCGAACATGGTGATGGGCACCAGCTCCGCTGCGCACTCAGCGTCATTCACCTGATGCTTGAGGGCCTGCAGGTGCTCCGCCTTGGGACGCAGGGCCGGCCTGGCGGGCAGTGAGCGGCACGAGTAGGGAATGCAGACGGTTGCCTGGTGTTCATGGGCCAGCTCGGCCATGCGGATGACATCGGCCGCGGCAAACTCAATGTCGTGGTCTAGTTGAACCCAGACGTCCTTGCCGCTGTCGAGGAACCACTTTGTCGCACGGCAACGGCTGCGGGATATCAGGGCATCCTCCCGGATGGTGCGCAGATCGGTCTGCCTGTCGCTACGGGCGAACGTGGCTGTCAGGTCTACCCAGGACATCATGCAGGCGGCACTGATGCCACCGTAGGCGTACAGCGAGACATGGATGGACGGCCTGGTGCCTGCCTGGGTTACCGCTTGGACCTTGCTGGTCGGCTGCGGTGCGTAAATGAATGGATCTTCCATCTGTGGGGATTCTGCCTTTGTTGTGGTCATGGTTCAACATTCTTCCGTTGGTTTGCGAGGTAAAGCTCATGCCCCTTGGTGATGAGATAGACTACGCTACCTCGGGGCACCTGGCAGACCTTGGCGACATCGTTCAGCGACAGGCCGCGGTCACGCAGGTCGTAGGCCTTGCGTGCCATGTCCGGCGTGTGGCGCTGCTCGGTGACTTCCGGCTCATCCTGCATGACCGGGGCTGGTGTGCCGTCCTTCTTGAACGCCATGCCTTCCGGGTACGACAGCCAGCCACGCTGCACGCCTATCTTCACAAGTTGCGGTGATTCCATCAATAGTTTTGTTGTGTTTGTTATTATCATAATAGTGATATGTCTAATGGTGTTGCGGGCAAGTCCTTCCTACCCTTGCCGCTTTTATCTCCTATAAGCTGAAATATGCGTTGTCTATGTGCCTTGCCACTGGAGCCGGGGTGAATAACGCAACCAAACCTCCCATCTGCCTGAACAACGAGGTGATTGCGCTGCTTGTCCCCACCTACCTCGGCACAGGCTGGGCACTGCCCGATCAATTTCGAGCCAACTTTACGCAGGCCTACCACGGTCAAGCGTTGTCTAGCGTTTTGGGCGGATAGGGCGGCATTTCTCAACTCCATTCCTACTCTGGAGCAGCATATACCCACTTTTACTTCACTACCACCGAGTTGAGAAGTGCCGCCCGCCGCCCCAAACGCTTGACACTGCTTGACAGATCCAGTGCTTTTCATGCGGTCAAGGTCACTTTCATGTAGCCTCTAGACTCTTGTTGTTGACCATCACTGCGGTGAATATGCTTCGACGGGATGGCCTGGTGTACCTCCAGCATCAGTTCAGCGGCACGTTTCTGGAACCGCTTCTCCGGTTCAGGCCCCCATTCCTTGTTGTTACACATCGTCATATAAGCACTATACAGTTCCTCTGTTGTGATACAATCCGACGACATACTGCTACTCCGGACATGATTGACAACAAAGTATCTAACACTATCGCTTTCGCTCAATAGATTATCAATCATGCCGCGCTGCCTCTCGGTCACCGGGAACGGCCTGCCGGCCTGCATAATCCGGCACAGATCCTCAGCGCCCTCTAGAAACCAGTTCAATATCCCGCTACCTTCCCGCTCAATCATCACATCGTGATAATTCGGGATCACTTTCTCCGGCTTGGGCTGGCTGAAATTTAGCAGCAACAGCCGTCTCGACCACGCTCCCAAATCTCCCTGCACGTTGACCTTCAGCCTACTATTGGCTGTCACGATGACGTTCCAGTCGCCGACCACGGCCTTGGCCCCTGACTTTCCCTTAAACTCCACGCTCAACCTATCGCCGCCGGTCAGAGCCTTGAGCTGCTGGCTCTCCTCGCATGACAGGAAGTCCGGCGGCACGTCGCTGCCGATCAGCAGCGTCCTATCGTGGAAGTTGGCCAGCTCGAACCGGCTGCCTAGGTGCGCGGTCCTCAGCTCGCTGCAGTTCTCGTCGCCCACCAGTCTTCTGACCAACCCGGCCACCGTGCTCTTCCCGCCGCCGCCGGTGCCCATCAGCAGCAGAATTACCTGCGGCCTGTTCCTCTGGAGCAGCGCCAGGCCGCCCCATCTCTGCAGCAGCATCTGGTCATCCTCCTCGGGCAGCGCATGGTCCAGGAAGGCCTGCCACATCTCGCTGCTTGCCCCCTGCACATACCGCACCGGCGTCTGATTCCTCGACATCCATTCCGGCCCAAAGCCATGCATTGCGTAGGGCGCAGCCCGCAGATCTACCATAACATTGCTGCAGTGCACCACGCTATCCGGCCTGGAGAATGGATTGCGCTCCACCTGCAGCCTCCCGATGAGATCCACCACCTGATCCGCAAAACTCGCTGTCAGCCTCGTCAGGAGCGCCGGCAGCCGTGGGTCCTCTGTCGATGCCACCTGATCCAACAGAACGCGCCTGGCGGTCTCCAGAGCCTTCTGCGCCATCTCCTCGCGGCTCATGCTCATCCACATCCCGCGGTCCTCCTTGTACCAGTAGTGCATTCCGCTCACTGCATCGAAGAGGAGCCTTTCCTTGTGCGCCATGTAGGCTGCGAAGAACGGGGCCTGCAGATTGCCCGTGCCGCTCCGGCCGAACGTCCAGGGCACGCCATGCTGCCGGATCAACTGCGCGATCTCATCTCGACTGCCCGGTGCCGGCCAGCCCTCGGGCCAGCGGATCTGGGAGAACTCCAGCGTCACTGGCGGCCTGTCGACCAGCACGCTGTACTCGCACCCGCTCGGGTGCACGCCCTTCACCGTGCTCAAATTCCCCGTACTCCGCCACTCATACAATGGCTTGCCCAGCAACCGATCACCGACCTGGATCATCTCGGTTGTGCTCCGCTCCGCGCAGGGCCCCGGGTACTTGCCCGTGATCCTCACGCCAATCTGCGCGCCCCGCTTACCCTTCCACCTTGCCGACCCCTGCAGGACCGGATTCACCCTCAGGAACGCCTCCAGGCTGCCCTCATCGTCGAAGTCTAGCGCACACAGCCCGCCGGAGAACTCCCCCAGCCTCACAGCCACGTTCCCGTGCTCGAGCATGACCCGGTACACGTCCCTCCTGGTACTCTCCATTGTCTCCTGAGTGTACCTGACCATCGGAATCTTGGTCCCCGGGCTCTGCGGCACCAAGAACAGCGGTGTCCCCAGCCAGCCCTCGATCTCTTGCGTCGTCATCATAGCAGTTCTTTGATCAATGTTTTGAAGGCTTTCTCCGCGGTTGCCGGAACAACACCGTTTCCGATGAGTCGGAGCTCGTCCGTTCTATTGTCACAGGTGATGCACAACTCGGCATAGTCCAGCCCACTGGCAGGTTCATCAGAGTCTCGCACCACCGCGGGTTCAACCTGCCGTTGGACCAGTTCTTCACCTGCGCCGTCAGTGGCATCGTTGCCACATCCCCCTTGGCTTGCCTCTTCGCCCATGTCTCCGGGTTCTCGTCCGTTGTCTTGCCGGCTCTCGGTGTCGCCCACGACTCTCGGCGGCTCCCATCCGTACTGCTGCTCGCCGGGGCGGCTGGGCCATGCATGGCCGCCATGGTCCCCAATGGGATGCTGTTGCGCTCCATCTGCGAGCCTCCGACTGAGTTCTTCGACTCGTTGACGCTGATTGTGGGCCAAGATGAACACCCGCTTGCGTTGGTGCGGTGCGCCGACTTCAGACGCGCTGAATATGCCTGCCGTAACTCGGTAATGTAGGCTTTCCAATCTCTGGATGCAGTGGCCGAAAACGGAAGAACCGTCTGGCATTTTTGCTGACAGGAGTCCTTCGACGTTTTCAGCGAATAGGATTCCCGGTCGCATAATGGCAATTCCATCTGCGATGATGTCGAAGAGCCACCGTTCATCTTCGGTTGCTTTGCGTTTGCCTGCGACACTGACTGGCGTGCAAGGCCAACCGAACGAGAGAATTGCTCCAGCCATGACTTCAGCGAGTTCTGCCCATGGGAAAGTTGCAACATCTGTGAAAACAGGGGCCGAATCCAAGAGTCCGTTTTCCATTTTCGCAACCAGGTTCGCGATGGCGAATGCTTCCCTCTCGCAGTAAGCGACTGCTCGAAGATTTGGGATACAGCGGTGCAGTCCAAGGCCGATGCCCTCATATCCTGAACAAAGACTGACGTAAGGGATGACGGGATGATGACTGTGCATTTGGTCATTTTTGGGTTTTGATTGCATGTCATTCCGCCCTCCTTTCAAACCGCAACGCCTCCTCGCTGATGAACCAGCCCTTTGGCCACTCGGTCAGGTAGATCCCGCCAAGCGTCCGTACCCGGCTCAGTGCCACATAGGCCTGCCCAGGCTCCCGGGCCGCCCGGATATCAATCCTCGCGGCATCCAGGGTCAGTCCCTGCGCCCGGTGTATGGTCATAGCGTAGGCCAATCGGAGCGGGTATTGTTGGACGGTCACCCCCAGACTATCAAAGAACCATTTGCGCCGACCCAGTGAAATCTTCTTGCCCCGGCTTTCGACCACGATGTCGCTACCCCGGAACTCCACCACCCGGCCCACCTGCCCATTGTAGAAGCCCCGCTCCGCATCGTTCGCGGCAAACATCACGGCAGCCCCGGGCTTTAACTGCAGCACCCGCGGCGTGCTCATGTTCTTGGTGGCGAACTCCACCGCCTGATCCACACCCCTGACCTCGGCGTCAAACACGGCAATCGGGCCATCAATTGAGCTCAATCGGTAGTTGTTCCACTTGTCCACCTGCACGTTGTGCGTCATTAGCCGGGTAATGTGCTCCGGCGGGTTCATCCTGAGCGCACTGCGCAGCAACTGGTTATCCCGCGGCTTCATCCGGCCCACCCGGAACCCGCTCAACATCTCGATGAACGGCAGGTCATTCTGCCTCCGCACCTTCTCAAGTTTGATCGTCTTGAAGCCGGCCTCCTCCCAAGCCTGGCTGAGGAACGCCCAGTCGTAGGGCTTGCTCTGGTCAATCCTGACCGGCGGCAACTGCAGGAAGTCGCCTAGGAAGATAATCTGCAATCCTCCGAATGGCCGGCTGTCTTCTCTGATCCGCTTCACCCAGTAGTTCAAGAAGTCGAGGTGCCGGCCGGCCATCATACTGATCTCATCGACCACCAGCACCTCGGTGCTTCGCACCCGCTTACGGGCTCCATGAATCGAAGGCTGCTCCTCCAGCCGCTCGGCAGCCTGTAGGAAGTCCTCGCCATCCTGCGGCCCCAACTGCATCCCGCACCATCTGTGCACGGTGGTCCCGCCAACGTTCAGCGCGGCAATGCCTGTCGGGGCTGTCACCGCCACGCCCAGTGCTCCTGAATCCAAGAATTGCTTGAGCAGCGTGCTCTTGCCCGTACCAGCCTGGCCGGTCAGGAACACGTTCCCTCCGGTGGTGGCCCATACCATGAATCGGTCCTCCGGTGTCGGATCAAATTCGGCTTCCGCCGGCCAGGTGGTAGTCTCCATATCAGTAGGTCGGAATGAGGATGTCGGCCACCTTCTGGGTAAGCTCCACGTCGCGCAGGCAGTAGGCAATGGCAGCCTCGCGGTCGGTCTTGAACAGCTCGTGGAAGTGCGCCCCGTTGCCGGCCTTGTCGCCTAGCCCGAGGTGCCTTGAGATCGCGGCCAAGCTGCCGTGCGCCCGGCTGTCGCCGAGCTGCCATACCTCGCGTAGATCCACGATTAGATCGCTCCAGTAGCGCCCATTGCGTATCCAGTAGGGCACAGTGAGCCGGTGCTTCCAAGAGCGCTTGAATAGGAACGGCAGGTCGAACGGCTTCACATTGAATCCAATCAACTGCGGCTTGCGCTCGAAACTGTCGAGCAGTGCCCAGAACTGCAGCAGCATGACCTTTTCGCCATCCGCATCGGCGCAGAGCACCGCGGGTTGGTCATGCTCGACACGGTAGCCGATAGCCAGCACCTGGCCGCTCAGGGCATCCAGTGCTGCGTTCTTGATGTAGTCGCTGGCGTGGTTCTCCTCGGCCTTCTGGAGCTTCTCGGCGATGATGTCTGGGTTCTTGATGTTGCCCAGTTTGACCTGGCTCGGGTCAAACGGTGGGATGACCAACTCCCCGGTGGGGAGCGGTCCTGTCTCAATGTCGAAGTAAATACGTGGGTTTGCTGGCATAATGCTAAAACGGTTTGAATTGGTAGTTGTGCGTTTGTCAGCGGATGCGCACCCCCCGCTTGTTCATGAGTCCCCAGAAGCAACGGGCTGCCGGAAAAGTTGTCAGATCTGCTTCCCGCAGTGCGGGCAGAGTTTGGGTTCTTTAGGCCGCTTCAGGAGCACCGGCACGGCCAACCACTCGCAGATCTCAGAGTAGGACTTCCATCCGAAGCCTGTGACGGCATTGGGATGCAGGTGCCCGGATGTGTACAGGCTCATGGCCTCGTCCCTGTCCTTCACCGCCATGCGGTCCAGGATATTGAATGTGCGCGTGGTGAATGGCCAGCCCCACTGCGCCTGGATCTCGGCCTTGATCTTAGCCGCCTGCGAGATCTGGCTGATGCGCTGCTTGGTCAGGCCCATGATCTCGCCGATCTGTGCAATTGTCTTTCCCTCGGCCTTCATCTGCATGATCTCAGGGATAAGGTGGTCCAATTTTCTCCTAATATTCATGGCTCAGTAGGGTAGGTCGTCCTGCTCCACTTTAACCTGGGCTTCCTCGTCAGCCTTGAACTTGGCCTGATACCAAACCAGCGCATTGATCAGACGTTTGTCGTCAGCGGTCTGCTTGACCTCGGCCCGGGCCTTAGGCAGCCAGTGCTCAATCAGGCTCGCGATGCTTTCCTCGGTCAGCTCCCGGAGCTCAATGCCCTTGTGCTTCCCGACGTGGACCTTGACCTTAGACGCATCGTCCGCCGGAGGCTGTCCACCGCCCGAGGTCTTGCGGAAGCTCGAGTCACCCGTTGCCGGCGCTGCCTTGCCCTCGGCTCCATCCTTCGCAGGCCGGTCCTGCAGCCGCACCCACAGCCCGCTGGGTGCCAATGCCTCGCCTGCCTTGTGCGCCATGATGAGTTTGATGTTCGCGTAGGTCTTGGTCCCGTCCGCGCTTTGCTCATGTCCGATGACCAGGCTGGCCGGGCGCCCGATGAGGCTCTCTAGGTCCAAGCTCTTGTTCTCCTGGTCGGTCAGCTTCCGGCCGAACCAGTCCTTGAGGAACTTGGTCAGCGCCGCCTTCTCATGCAGGCTGGGCACCATGGGCTTGGTAAATACCACCCAAGGCTGCACCGGGTCCCTGCTGTCGTCCTGCAGTTCAATCTCGAAAACAAACTTGAACTTTTGTTTCACACCGTGCTCGTTCTCGTACTCCTTCAACGGAGTCACGTCCACGCACACCGCCCGGCCCGAGAACTCGGGGCACGGCGTGAAGTCCTTCTTACCACCTGTTGCACTGATTATCATACGTCTTACTTTGTGTTGTTGTTGTTGTGTTGAATTGAGGCCTGCTTTTCGACCTCGTAAAGTTGCTGGGCCATGCGCTGGTACTGCGCCCAGTAGTCGGGCCATGTCGCCTTGATCTTCGCTAGGTTATCCGGGTCGGCCACATAGGCAGCAGCGCCAAGTTTGCGAACGAATGACCCTCCGTATTCGATCATCGTATTGATTGTCTGCTTGTCGTTCATTTTGTTCCCTTTCCACGCTTGCGATTCCAAAAACTGGTGAACTCAACCTTCTTTTCTTTTATCGCTCGTTGTGTTTGCCCAATCTCTTGTTTAGACAACACCCGCAGGCCAGTGCCCTCTTTCATTATCCGCTGAATGTCATTGGATGATGTCATGGCTTTTTTTGCTTAGATTTCATGTCATTGATAATGTCACACAATCCAATGATCACAACCAGATAGGCTTCCGGATTTTCAAGTTCATTGCGTTTTATAATTTCTTTTCCTCGTTTTTCCGCATCCAAACAAACGTCATGCCACGGTTCGTTGATAAACTGATTTATTGTAATCCTGCTCACAACTTCACCCCCTTCTGATTCCACAACAGCAGATCCGCTCGCATGGCGTCGTTCTCCTGCTGCAGTTGTTTGATCCTATCCTCCATCTTGCGGACATCGAGGGCGATTGCGCGAAGTTCTTGTCCACCAAACCAGCCAACCTGACTAGCTACAACATCTAGGATTCGCTCTTTAATGCTCACGGCTTGGCCTCCTTCTTTCTGCATTGATGGAAGAACGGGAACATGAATCGCCCGATCCAACCGATCAGTTCTCCGCACTTCTGGCAGCGGTAGCTTGGGTACTTCACAGCAAGGCCTCCTTGGCTTTGCGCCATTGCTTCGTATTGTTCATCGTGGTTGTTTGCGTTCAGTATCTCATCACCTGCAGCTTCCAACCGCTTGATGCGCTGCTTCAACTCCGTGTACTTCCGTGCCAACTCGGATGCGATTGTCTCGGCAATGTGTTCACCAACGCACACACCGTCCACTTCTGTCGAGCCTGGGAAGTTTTCCTGGTCGTTTTTGTACCACGGGTAGTCAAGCACCTTTCCGCAGATTTGTTCAATCTCAGTGATGTACTCACGGGCTTCATCACGCTGTTTTGTCAGCAGTTGATTCTCGCGAGTCCGACATGCCACAGATTGCTCTGCCCTTTTCCATTGATTGTCAGCTAGTTCGACATCGTAAACGGTACGGCATTCGTAGGTAGCGAATCCGCAGTTATCCGACCTCAGCAGGTTTCCGCCGTAAATCATGATCGGCGATTCGCAGAACGGGCATTCGTCTGGTGCGGTTTTCACAGCTTGGCCTCCCTGGCTTTTAACCAGTTCTCGGATGCGCTCTGGCAATCTTTGCAAAGCCCATAGCATCCACACCCACATCCAAGTTTTTTTTCGACTGCATCCCCC